GACATTGGAGAAAAATCTGCTGATTCAGTTGGAAAATGGATCGACACAAAGCTGAAAAGCTACATCAAAAACCAGATGGGCACAGTTGCTGATCCTTTGATCGATGTTGCTGAAGTCAGCGGTCGTTTGCATATTCCTAGCGATCAAATAATCGATCGGGCTAATGCGATTCCTGAATATCGTCCATTTGCTCTTAATCCTAATGACAAGTGGACTCCGACGGCAGGCGGAGGGTTTAGCTACAATCCTAATCTCATCGGCGAGACGGACTTGAGTCGCGCATGGGAAAAAGCAACACAAGCATCCATTGCTCGCTCATTGAAAGCAGATTGGGCAGACGAGGCTCTTGAGAAAAAAGGACTTGAAGCACTAATTGGAGCTCCCGACGACACTCAGATAAACGTCCCTCGTCACATATCAAGCAACCCTGCTCTCGGGTTCGGCCATCTTGTCGACGAGCTTCGCAATGCTACGTTGCCAAACTCGAACCTGCCAGACCGGCTGAAGATCGACCCTGCCAAACTCGAGAAATTCTCGATGTCGCAGGCGGTCGAGCATGTCGCGAAGATCAACGAATGGCGCGAGGCACAGCGAGCGAAAGCCAAGATCGAAGCTTCTCGCAATGCGGCGACCGTCCCGTTCAAACAATACGACGTTGTTCCGGAAACGAACTACCCCAACGAGAGAGGTCTCGGCTGGGTCCAAATAAAACCAACTGGCAATAAAGACGAACTCGAAAAGGCTCTAAAGTACGAAGGCGACACGATGGGCCATTGTGTCGGCGGTGGCTCGTATTGCCCACAGGTTGAGGCAGGCAAAACCGAAATCTACTCGTTGCGTGACAGCAAAGGCGAGCCGCATGTCACGATTGAAGTTAAACGTATAAAAAATATTGACACAGGAAAATCCGACATTGATATTATGGAAGAAGATCTTCCTTACACCATGCTAAAAAATTTGACAAAAAAAGCGCATGATCGTGCCATCCAAAGGGTTGTTGATGAAAGGATGGACGAATACACGGATCTAGCCTACAGGAAAATTAAAAGTAAATATCCAAACATTGACGAGGAATCGGAAGATTTTTACTTTAAAATGCAGGATGCGACTGCAGACCTCGCACAGAAGCAAGCTCCGAGGGAGCGTGAGTTCCATAATTATTTTTATGAAGAGAGCCAAGCGGGCATGAGGGAAGAACTTGACAAAATAAGGCAGGCTGGCGGCGAAATCGTAACAATTAATCAGATTAAAGGCAAAGGCAACGCAAAGCCTGTTGACGAATACATCCCGTTCGTTCAAGATTTTATTAAGTCAAGGAACTGGTACGACGTAGGTGAGCTCCGGAATGCAGACATGGTCAAAGTTTTCGAGGGACAAAGGCTCCCCGGTTCTGCGGAAAAGATCCCACCGGGTTATTACACATTGAACGATCTAGCAAAGCTGGCTGCGGAAAAGGGCGTTCCTGAATCAAACATTCAAGCCTGGATCAAAGTGCTACGCAATCAGTAGTCGAAGTTCTAAGGAATCACCATGGCCGACGAATTCGAAAAAGACGACGAAGCTGGCGAAGTGATTCGTCTTGAGGAAGAAACTCTCGAGGTCGAAGACACCGAGGATGGCGGCGCTGTGATCCGCCTTCAGAACGACGAAGACGAGCAGCGCCATCTCGAACATTTCGCCAACATCGTCGATGAAGTCGATCAGGCAGCTCTGACCGACATCGTCTCGGACTTGCTTGACAAGATCAGCAAGGACAAAGAGGCTCGCGAAAAGCGTGATAAGCTCTACGAAGAAGGGCTCCGTCGCACTGGCCTCGGCGATGACGCACCCGGTGGCGCGCAATTCACTGGTGCCAACAAGGTCGTTCACCCGCTGCTCGTCGAATCTTGCGTGGACTTCTCGGCGAGGTTCATGAAAGAGGCTTTCCCGCCCACGGGTCCGGTGAAAAGCAAGATCCTCGGCGAGCAGGATCGCGAGAAGGTTGCCAAGGCAGAACGCAAAGCTGCCTTCATGAATTGGCAGACGACCGAGCAGATGGTCGAGTTCCGCTCTGAATTGGAGCAGCTGAGCACACAGCTCCCGCTCGGTGGTGGCCAGTACCTCAAATTCATGTGGTCGAGCCAGTATCGTCGCCCGATGTCTGAGTTCGTGCCCATCGACGACATATATCTTCCATTTGCAGCGACAAATTTCTACACTGCAGAGCGGAAAACGCACGTCCAGTACATCACGAAAATGGAATATCAGCGTCGAGTGACGTCTGGAATGTACCGTGATGTTGATGTCGGGGTGCCTGAAGAGCCGGATTTCAGCCAATCGACCAAAGCCAACGACAAAATCGAAGGCAGGCAGGACAATTCCTACAACGAAGATGGTCTGCGGACCATTTTCGAGGTCTATACGCGCCTCGATTTTGAAGATGGACCCGAGCCATACATCATTTCCATCGACAAAACCAGCGGAAAAGCTCTCAGTCTCTACAGAAACTGGGAACCCGACGACGAGCAGCGCAAAGAACTCGACTGGATCGTCGAATTTCCGTTCGTTCCGTGGCGCGGAGCATACCCGATCGGCCTGACGCACATGATCGGTGGCCTGAGTGGTGCTGCCACTGGGGCTTTGCGCGCTCTGCTTGACTCGGCGCACATCCAGAATGTCCCGACGCTTTTGAAATTGAAGGGCGGACCCGGCGGACAGACGCTGAATGTCCAGCCGACGGAGGTTGTCGAGATTGAAGGCGGCGCATTGGTCGACGATGTCCGCAAAATCGCGATGCCGTTGCCCTTCAACGGCCCGAGTCCGACACTTTTCAGCCTGCTTGGGTTCCTCGTCGAAGCAGGCAAGGGCGTTGTTCAGACTTCTTTCGAGAAACTGTCTGATGCGAACCCTAATCAGCCTGTCGGCACCACAATGGCGCTCATCGAGCAGGGAATGGTCGTGTTCAGCTCGATCCATTCGCGTCTGCACAACTCGATGGCGCGCTGCTTCAAGATCCTGCACCGGATCAACTCGGCATATCTGACCGAGGAAGACATTGAAGCCAACTACGCTGGCCTCGAGATCGACCCGTCCGACTTTGATGGTCCGATGGACGTGATCCCGGTCAGCGATCCGCAGATTTTCAGCGACACACAGCGGTTCGTCCAGACGCAGGCACTCATGCAGCGCGCTGCGATGCTCCCGCAGATGTATGATCAGCGGAAAGTCGAAGAGCGGTTCCTGCGTGACATGAAGATTCCTCAGAACGAGGTTCTTCAGCCGAAACCTGGATCCGAAGACATGGATCCGGTCTCTGAGAACGTCGCAGCGTCGATGGGTCGCCCGATTTACGTCCTGCCGAAACAGGATCACATCGCGCACCTTCAGACGCACATGGCGTTCTTGAAGTCGCCGCTGTTCGGCAGCAATCCTGCGATCATGAAGCAGTACATCTATCCGATGGCGATTCATCTGCGGGATCACCTGCTGAATTACTATCTGGTTGAGGCGCACAATGCGGTTGACATGGCGCAGCGTGACGAATTGATCCAATCTGAAGCCAACGAGCAGGTTCAGGTGATCATGAAAGTGCAACAGTTCATCGAGCAGCAGCTCGGGGCTTTTGCGCAGGAGCTCGCGCAGATCGATCAGGCGGCGCAGCAATTCAAGCCGCAGCCTCCGATGCCTCCCGACAACTCAATGCAGATCGCCCAGATCAACGCTGGCATTCAGCAGCAGGCTCTTCAGCAGCGCGCACAGGCGGACGCCCAGCGCATTCAGCTCGAACAGCAGAAGCTCGCTCAGTCCCAGCAGTCGGATCAAATGGCTATGGCAGAGAAGGAGCGTGCGCGTCAACTGGAATTGGAGCGCGAGCGTATCCGTCAGGCGGCAGAGGATCAGCGCACAGCGGCAGACCTCGCAATCCGCGAGCGCATGAACACAGCCGACAATCAAACGGCCATGGATCTCGCCAAGTTGGAAATGCTGTCTGGCGAGAAGTTTTCTGTGAGCACCGGCACAGGCATCAATCCCGGCGCTAGGTAAGGAGTTATAAAATGAGTGACAAGCCCACGACTGGCACTGTTTCTCTCGACAATGCCGCTGTAAAGCAGAAGCACCGCATGGCTGCGGGTCTCAAGGTTGACGGCCAGACGCTTCCGGGTTCTGGCGCGCCCAAAGACACGAAGACCAAAGCGTGAATTTCGAAACACAACTTCTGGCTCAACTCAAAGCCAAGCAGCAAGAGTTTGCTCTTGGCGCTTTGAGTCGGCCGCAAGAGCGCGATGCTTTCGAGTACGGGTATCGCGTTGGCGTCGTAGCAGGCTACGAGGCAGCAATCAACGTACTTTTGCAACTTCTGGATGAGGAGCAGTATGGAGACAAAGACCTCTGAGAACGCCATTGCGGAAGCCTTTCCGCCGGTTGATCCCGGCGTCCGGCCTTTCGGTAGCCGCGTTCTGGTGCAGATTCGCACACCCAAGCGGGTGTCAAAAGGTGGCATTATCCTCGCTGAGGACACCCGAGACACCGAGAAGTGGAACACGCAGGTCGCTAAGGTGATCTCGCTCGGTCCGCTGGCATTCAAAAATCGT